CGATTTAGGGCTGCTTGGGCCGGTTGTCCAGACGGCCGACATTTGCAGCGATCCCTTATGGTTCTGGTGATTCCCATCTGCCGCAGTGTTGCCCCGCACCACGGTGTCAACCGCATGTGCCAGCACTACGTTACGCTGCGTCGGAGACCGGCCGGTAGAAATCAGTTGGTGGTCGGTCCATGCCGCATTGCCAGCGTTCGGCGTAGTGGATAGCACCTGATATCCAACGAGGGTAGCCGAAAAAGCCGGGTCAACGTTTGTAGTGAAGGGTTCAAACGTAACACCAGTACCAACTGGGAATGCAACATCAAGCGTCATGACCTTAACCGTGTTGGCTGCAATTGCAACCTTTAGATTACCCACAGCACCATCAGTTTTCCAAGATTGGTAGGTCGCAGCGCTGGTTGCGCTTCGAACTGCCGAAGCAGTAGCAACGCCTCCGTTAAAGGTCCCCGCTCCGCCGCCGCGAATCCAGGTATTAAGCGGTTCGATAAAGCCGCCATTGGCTGTATTGCCCATCTGCGCCACCTGCGGCGTAACGTCAGTATCATTAACCTGACCACTGTTGTTGACGTTGGCGAACGTACTTGGCGTCAATTCCTCTTGATAGAAGGGGATATTCGGCCATTTGGCGCGTACCGTGGAAACCATAGTTCCCATCAGCGCCTGCATGCCGGACAGCGTTGCCCCTTGCAGGGTGCTGTTTTTCCCCATCTCCGATGCAACCGCGTGGAAAGGCCCGACAGTTTGTGTCGGCCAGAACGATTTGTAGAAACTGTCCAGCCAATCGATCATCTTGTAGCTGGTCGACCCCGGAACGGGTTGATTGGCCGTCAGCATCGCAATGCCGGAAGAGTAGCGGGCGGTTTCCAGATAGTTAAGGCGAGTCGTTGCTGAGTCACCCATGGCAATCGCCACGTGGCCGATGTCGCGGCTAAGCAACGAGCCTATCATACTCGTCAGGTCTTCGGTACTATCGCCGATGATGATCACGCCTTTGTTGCCCTTTCCGTAGAAACCGATAGGGCCGTAGTTGGCACCGCCCAGCGCGAAAGATTGCCCAGATGTGTTCATGGCGGACAGCGCCAAGTCGGTGCTGATGCTCGACTGAGATGCCTCACCAGGCAAATAATTATTGGCGGTGCTAGGCCAGCACGAACCAAGCGGCAACGTCCAGAACACATCGCAGAAATACTCGCCAGCGGGGGTAACTCCGCTTACCGGATCTGCTGCCACAGCACCAATCCCAGCAGTCATTGCTTTAGCCGCAGCGCCACCAAATTTAATCGATGCCACCGCAGTGCTGCCACTGATTGCATTCAGCCCATCAGGACCCGGCGCACCTGCGCGCTGAACGCTTCGAAGATCAACGCGTTGTATAGTGAACCCGGTTTGCATATCGACTACCCCGCCTGGCGTCAGGCATACATTGGGGAAAACGAATATACCGTCGATAGTATCCTGTGCACATTGGAACAGCCAGCGGCGGCGATGATAACGCCCAGTAGACTCTACGAAGTTACCGCCAAGCCAATCGGCAGCGGTAACTCGACCCGCTGCATTAGTTAATGTCTGCGCCGTCGTCAGCGTGGCGGTTGCCGATCCGCCTACGACGGCGCTCAAGCCTGTTAGCCTCTGCGCGCCGCCAGTGGTGCCAGTAATTATGACCGATACACCCTCAGCAAGTTGGCCGACGATGTTATTAAGCGTCACCGCCGTGGTTCCGGTCGCGGTCGCCGTAAAGGTCGCGCCAGTCAAGCTGTCCCCAGTACCTACATCTGGTGGCATTGCGAAGCGATTAGAAGCGATACCGTATGCAGTATTGGTCAATGCCGCAATAACTACCCCTGCACTCGTGCCTACCGCGCTGCCGCCAGTATTGGTTGCGGTTTCTTGGATAGTTAGCACCTTACCTTGGTCGGCCGATACTGGAGTATAGGTGGCCGCTGTCGCCATAACGGTGCCATCAACAAGCCAGCGGCGGACGACGGTTGGCGTCGGACTACCCGAATAGGTTCCTGCGGTGCCACTGGCTACAGAGCCAACAGCAGGCGTGCCGTTAATAGAAGGGTTCGTAATGACGCTTGGGCTTACAGGTCCTGGACCAGTGTTGATGGGCAGCGATACAAGATTGATCGACAGATCGCGCACGGTGACAGGCCAGAACACACCGGCAGGTGCAATATCAGCTGAAGCAACAACGTGTTGATATGGTTGAGGGCCATTCATTGCCAGCACCACCGGTCCCGAGCCTCGGTCCTGCATCATCGAATAATCGGATGCTTCGACACCTGACGGCGTGACGATAGACCAGATATCGCCAGCTATCGGATTAGTCAGGCTTCCACTGGATGTCATGGTTGGGCGAGCGATCCCGCCGCGATTTGGGAATGGCATTATCGAACCTCGTAGGCATCACCGACATTGCCAGTGAATGTAATGAGGCAAACAGGAGCCAGGAAGGCGTAATTGATCCAGCCCGTTGCGGTAGTGTCAGGAGTGGCAGGAGCAGGAGCGCCGGTCGGTGAGCTCGAAAAAGCAATCGCACGCCCAGCCGCCGTGCTGTTAAGGGTTGCCGTGAATGGCGCAGGCCAACCGCCCACATTTACCGTAATAGTGCCGCCAGCCGGGATAGTCCCGCTTTTGTATGTTGGAATCATTTTTCAGCCCTTGTTGTCGATAGGGAATTCATCCCGTACATTTTACTGTGGTTTTATCGCAACAGGTATTTTTATGCGGCGCAAAAAAGAACCCGACGCAGAGTCGGGCAAAATTCCTTGGAGGGAAGGGAGGGAAAGATGGTCTATTCTATCTCGTTTTAGTTTTGAACGGAAATCCCAACTCCCTGCGTGCTTTTTCATGGTCACTTTGAGTCATCTTATGTCCCCAATACCTTCATCACATCAGGATCGCGGGCCTTTGTGGTGTTGATGTGGTATTTCAGTCGGCGCGCCACCTCGTTCACAGCGCGATCTACATCGATTCCACGAACGCATGTCATTTGCGCCTCGTGGCTATCGAGCGCCAAGTTCATCGCCTTCAGCTCGTCACCAGTAAATCCTAATTTACCGGTGCGCTTATATCGATCCACGCAATAGATCAGCGCATCGCGAGCGGCCTTAAACTCTTCGACATACTCCTTTCCTATCCCCTGCTCTGCCATTACCAGCGCCATGCTAATAGCGCCATTAACATCGTCCCAATCGAAAGGTTCGCCAACGCCGCGCACGATATTCGACATCGCAATGTGCGTTGAAAGCTTGGTGCGCTGCAAATGCTCGGCGTGCGTGTCGCTCATCCCGCCGAAGAAAGCGACAATGTTATTTGGAACTATGCGCTTGGGTTTATAAGTCTTGTTGCGCTTTGGTTTTTGGCGACTCATATATCTATCTCTCCATTCTTGAATAAATTCTCTTTAATTCATCCATTCCAAGCCTCTCCAATCGCTCTGGTATCCAATCCCACTTTTCATTATGTTGGTTGCCAGTAAACTTTGCCAACCCAAGACTTTCCATTTTCCCGCAATCAGCATATGTAAAAAATCCTTTTCCTTTTATCGCATCGATAAGAAGAGATTTTGTAATTTCCATGATTAATTCCATTAACCTATCGAGGGATAGGAGTTACGCTCTTTATCGAGCCGTGCATAAAGCTCCTGACGCTGCTTGCTGATTTTGTGAGCCGGCGCTACCTGCGCTTGCTCGGCCGCCTTGCGCTCGGCATTTAGCATGCCTTGCGATGGTACGTAGAACCCCACTGAGCGCTTTGCATTGGAGCGCCGAACCTTCCCCTCCGCCGCCAGCTCGTTAAGCAGCGTCAGAATCGATGCGCTGCCAACCTTGAATTTCTTTGCAATGGATGAAACTACAACCACGTCGCCCGATTTTGAGCGCAGCCATTCTAATACCAGTTCTTCGTAAGACGTTTTATCGTTATCTTGCATTTTTAATCTCCTTAGTTAAACCCTCGACGTTGTTTATTTGGTGATGGGTCACGCTCTGCTGCTTTCCGCTCCCATCGATAAGGCATATCCTCAAACAATGTAAATATCCCGTTATAACGCATCCCGACAGTACCGGGCACTCCCTGCCTCTGCTTTGCAGAAATAATCTCTGCCACTTCTGGTTCGTGAGTATCTTTGTTATAAATAACGTCCCTGTAAAGGAAAACGATATTTGCCGCATCTTGCTCAATCGATCCAGATTGCGCTAGGTCAGACATAATCGGTCGCTTGTCCGTTCTTTCCTCACATTTACGATTTAACTGCGCCAGCAGGACGACAGCTATATCAAGGCTTTTTGCAATTTCAATTATTGCTCGAGTATATTGCCCGATGCGCTGCCATTCTTGATCTGCATCGCCGCCCTGAATAAAACTCAACTGATCAATTACCAATGCATCAAGTCCGGTCTTTCTTTTTATTTTGCGAACCTTGGCCCGAAGCTCAATCATATTCATACCTGCTTGCTCATCAATCCAAAGCTGCATAGCCTGGGCCTTTTGAGTTGCATAGCTGAGCTGATTCCAATACGGGCTATCGGTATCATTCTCGCTCGGGGAGCGAAGCCATGCCAGCGGTATTTTCCCGATTGCAGACATATTCCTATCGTTAATCTGCTGTGCTGCCATTTCCATCGAAAGGATGGCGGATATTCCTCCATTCGATGCCACGTTGCGCGCTATGCCGAGGCCGAAAGCGGTCTTTCCCATGCCAGGACGGGCCGCAACCACCGTAAGAGTGCCGCGCTCAAGGCCGCCGCCCATCAACTCGTCGAAGTGCGTGTAGCCCGTTGCAATCGGCTTGTGGAGGCCAGCCATGCGTTCCTGGATCATCGTCAGGTAGTCAATCATCGTGTCGCCGATGAGCTTTGGCTCAAAGTGCGTCTTGCGCTGGCTCAGCAATTCCAGCTTGGAAGCTACCAGATCAACGCATGACGCCGAATTCTGGTGAGAGGCTGCAAGCTCCTGCGCTTCGATCCCAATCGCCACCAAAGCCCGCTTATCAGCCTTCTCGCGGACAATTTCCGCGTGATGCCCAATGTTTGCCGCCGACGCTGCCGACATGCGCATGGTCGCGCAATATTTCAGGCAGTCGTGCACACGGTCAGCCAGCACCGCCAGCAAGGTCATAGGATCAGCGCGCTTTCCAGATGTAATCTGGCGCTGAATCTCAGCAAAGATCAGGCGGTGATCCTCGCGGTAGAAGTGCGCGGCCTCCAGATCGGTACAGCGGTCAATCGAGTCGTTATCGACAAGCAGCGCGCCGATTACCGCTTGCTCAGCCCGAATCGATACTGTGTGATCTTCATGTTCAATCATTTCCTGGCCTCATGCGTGTTGCGGGCTTGAATGCCTGTCGTAGTTAGCGCACAAGCGCCGCTATTGTCGAAATACCATAATTTAAACCAGTTCCCACGGACCGACTTCCCAAATACAGTCGGCCAAGCCCTATAGCGCTTTGCCCCATCTTCGCAATACCGATCCCTGAACTCAAGCCATTGAAGCCGCAAAAAATCTTCCGGTATCTTGGCTTCAGCGGCATAGTCAAAAATTGGATGCCCAGAAGGAATAGCCTGCGTTCCTGACGCCTTGCACTCTGCAAGATAGGTTTTGAGCGCGATAGACGATTTCCTAGATTCACGCTTATCGCCCCCTTCAGGGGGTATGGGGGTATTTTCTTTTAAATTGGTAATTGGTATATGGGTAGTGGGTAGTGGTATATGGTTAGCCGTATCAGTTCCTGTTTTAGTCAGTGACGTACAAGTTTCGTCCGAGGCTGTCACGCGTGACAGGTGATAATCAATACGTGACTGTAGAAGTTCAGTGGATGTATTCCATGCCGGAACCTCATCAAACTCACGGAGTTTTGCAAACATAGAAGCTCTACGCTCCCTGTTTCTTCTCTGCCTTTCTTTTTCGTTTTGCCGTCTATCAGTTGCTTCTATCATTGCATCACGAGCTTTTGAAAGTTCCTCCTCGCATCGCTCATGCACATAGCCTTCCTCAGTTTTTACAAAAAACTCATCAAGCAATGCTAAAACTGCGGATTTCTCTTCCTCGCTTCGAGCAACAACCTTTCTGCAAATTGTTGCCACTTCACAAGAAAGAGGTTTTTCTGTGTCGTAATAAAGTTCGACCATATCCCGATAAATACTTCTCTCTATTCGGGTAAGGTGCCGAGTGGCGTTATTAAAATCGCCAATATGATGCTGGTAATAGTTGATGATATACCCCTTGTTACACTTTGCATCTTGCAGCGATTCGGCGCATTGCAGCCTCATATTCCGCACTGGTAGCATCAGGGTTCTCCCTGATCCACTCTTGTTTCATTTTTTCGTAACGTTGGTAATCGCACATATAAACCCTTTGGACGAAAAAAATCCCACCTGAACACCTCGCCCGATTTCTCAGGCGTTGGCAGACCGGCCAGTAACCGGCAGGTGTTCATGTGGGATTTCACTGGTTGTGGTGCTGCCAAGCACATGTAAGACTATACCTACAATCCGCGAAGAAATCTATATTCCCGGTAATTTTGTTCGCAAATGCAACACTACCCTGTTAGTACCGACAGCCATGTTTGCGGCTTGGCCTTGGCTTTTTCCTTGGCTCGCTTCTCTTAATAGCGCATCAAGGTCCGCTTATTGCGCTCTTCAATTTCGCCAGTCTTCAGGAGCTTGGCGCGGCGGCGTTTCTCGATTTCCTGGCGGGTCATGGGCTGGAGAGTGCATGGCTTATCGACGCCGGGACCGGCCTTGTAGCGCATGACAAACTTCCCCGCGCCATTCTTCAGGACTCTATCCCAACCGCAGATGTGAACCCATCCATAGGCATGCAGTCGCTCGATGATGTTTTGCACCGAGCTTTTCCCTATGCCTGTCTTGACCTGGATTTCGAGGCGAGTAGCGGGCAGCATTCGCAGCACAAGTTCTATTCGGTCCATTTTTACCTCTTTAGCGCGAATACCGGCATCTTGGGGCCATTTGAAGGAACGGCATGCGTCACTACATAGACAAGCCGCTCATGGCGCAGGACAGCGATTAGACGGCCGGCACAGGCCGCGCTGATGCCGATCCGCTCCGCCAGTTGGTTGCGGGTTCCAGGCAGCGCATCAATGACTGCCTGCCTGTGTGAAGGGCGGCCCACTTTAGCCACGATTTGCCGACCACACACGCCAGATGACAGCTCCCCACAGAGCGCCAGATATGAAGATCGCGACCACGAAAGGCCAGTTGATTTTACGCAGCATGATAGAGCCTATGAAAGATAGTGTTGACGAGTTCAACCTGGCGGAGATTAAGGAGCCACGGGCGCAGGCCATGATGCGATTCCTGATGCATTCGATGTACTGCATCGGCCTCCCAAGATGCCAAGCCATGCGGCTCAGTGTTGAGAACCCGTACCATTTGTCCAACTGTTACCGTTTGCATGATTGCCTCCGCTACAGGTTGATTTCCTAAATTATTGTTTGAAATGGATGATACTTTTTCTTTGCCTCTAAGTATGCTGCATGTGCTTCTTCTGGCGTATCAAATAAACCTAAATGTATCTTTTTATTGTCGACACCAATTTGCGCACTCCAACGATTCCTCATATTATGCCAACCAACTCCCAAAAGGCCAGATTTACCATGAGGCTGACCTTTTCTTTGATTTTGCATATTTTCAGCTTTTGTGGCCTCTCTGAGATTACAAAACCTATTATCTGTCCTAACCATATTTTTATGGTCTATAAATTTACTAGGCCACTCACCAGTCATGTAAGCCCATGCTACGCGATGCGCTTTGACTTCTCGACCTTCTATAGTCAGAACAACATAACCATCACTTCCAATCCGGCCTATAACTTCCCCTAGTCTTGGCCTTCCTTTCCGTCTCTTCTTTATGTTGATAAACTCTCCGGTTTCAGGATCATATGTTACATATTGCTTTATTATTTCTGCGCTGAGTATGTGCATTATCGAAATCCCTCAGCCATCCACTATGCAGGGTGACGTCCCGGACAAGACGGCATGCGCCTTTTGATGGGGCCTGCATAGCAGATGGCTGAAAAATTTCCATAAAGTTTCTTGTCCTATAGTGGCCGTCACAGCCTTTTTCTAGAGCAATGTCTAGTGCTGTAATGATCCCTTAAAACGTTACACAGTGCAAGTAAATTTCACGAATGAATTTTCCAAGCGACGCGCTCCCGATTGATAGGTCGGTTGAAACCTGGCTCAACTTCGATCAGGTGCGGGGCGACCTTGAACGCGGTTTCCTTGCCGATGTCCTCGCCGTGGATTTTCTTCTCGGCTGCAACCTTGAGTGATACAAATTTTTCCATTTATTGCTCCAGGTTTATCTTCCTAGTAGGAAGCTATTGATTAGTCTTGTTTTACAAATTCACCGGCATCGCTCAACGAATACCAGACGTTAGGCTCAATGCCACCTTGGCCGACAATGGCAGCTTTTGCATGTTTAATATTCCAATCGGAATCACGGTACACAAGGAACAAGGCGCAACCAATCTCACCGCGAGCTTTGCCATGACGGCCAGAAGCCATAGCCGCCGAATTGATGCCGGT